TATCTAATCATAGAATAGTTGTTAAGTAGCTAATCCCTGATCATCCCTATTGTGTACCTAATAACTCTTAATTGTGATCGAGTGAACACGCTTAATGTATATTCATAGTAGATAATTATATGCTATAAAACAAGCTGTTTCGCAGCGTATACCTAATAACTATTAAGACTACAAATATAGCTAATATCTTTTATGCATAAAATATATTCACACTAACTTTATAGCTAATATCTTTTTAGTTAAAATATATTAAGACTATAAAAGTAGTTAATATCTTTTTACTATTAATATATTTATACTATTTGTATAAAATGACTTTCCCTATTAATTTTGTGGCGGAGCGGAAACCCCCCGCACCCCCATTTCAACTACGAGAGTATTTTTGGAAACCGTCATCTTTGAAAACGCAAAAATCAAAAGTGGGCCTAAAAAATTTTTTTAATTTTCTGAAACCGTCAACTTGATTTTCTCTTGCATTCTACAGATAACTACATACAATGTGTACATCTTAACCGGAGGTTTATATGCCAGCAGACAGTTCTATACCAATTTCCCAAGCTATACCGGGAACAACAACAATCATTGCTAGTGGTGCGGGCCATATCCACGGATTTGTTTTGCAACCAGATGGAGATTGCACCATTCAGTTTTTTAAGGCTGACGGAACGACTGCAATGTCAGGTAAAATTCATATTCCGCAGTACCAGACTCTTTTTTGTGCTGTGCAGGGTAATGGTATGTTAATAAGCACCGCAGGGATAAAATTGACAGTATCTGGAAACACATCTGGAACTCTAAGCGGATTTGTGACCTTAAACAGTTAACCATTGGGTCACCAAAAAATGGCAAAGAAAAAACCAGCACCGAAATCAACCCCTAGAACTCCCAAGTCGAAAAAATCGATCACGGAGTCTATTTCGTATGATACTGGAAGTTACCAAACTGGATGGGGGCCATTCTGGAACGATCCAAGCGAATATGGTGCGTTTCAGTTTCCTAACGCTGGAATGGGTGGTTGGGTCAATCCAGCACAGTTAGCTGTTCGAGACAATTACCTGTCAGGTGAGCAGCTTCCGATATACCTATCATGGTGGCAGCTTAAAAGCATCAGGGATCGAGCTAGATTCGTGTTTGCAACCAATGAGTTTGCTCATGGGTTAGTTCAGTGTTTTCAATCATTCGTTGTTGGTTCATCAGGGTTCAAGTGGCGGGTAGCGTCAATTGATCTAAAGAACCCTGTGCCTGAGGATCTATTGAAGAGATGTCAGGCCTCATTAGACATCTTCAGGGAATACAACAGTATGGTCGATGTAGAGAACGAGATCGTATATCGTCTTCATGTTGACGGAGAAGTGTTCCTGAGAAAGTTTCCGCAAGCCAATGGGATGCTTGTAATTCGCTTTATTGAGCCTGAACTAGTCAGAGGGTATGCTACCGATATTGGCTCGCCAAAAGACTCATTTGGCATCATTTGTGAAGAAGACGATATTAATTCGGTTCTTGGTTATCAGGTTATTCTGAAGCCTACAGTATCTAGAGAACCAACATTTATCCCTGCTGAAGACATCATACACATCAAAATTGGCACAAATGCTAATGCGAAAAGGGGATTGACCACCTTCTACCCTGTGTTCCAAAATTTGACCAATTGTGAGGATATCCTTGCATCTACGGTGACAATGGCGAAAGCTAGAGCAAAGATTGCAATGGTGCGAAAGATCAACAATGTCGCTCCTGACTCGATGTCTTCACTTGTAGACTCTCAGATCGATGCTACGCTTGGCGGAAGCAATAACCTTGGTGCTACCGAAACGATTGGCCTAGAGAGATTCGGCTATGGATCAATCATCACCGCACCAGCAAACATCGACTACGAATTCCCCGGTGCTAATGTTGACGCTTCTGGACTTATACAAGTACTCCAAGCAAACCTACGATCCCTTGCAACACGCTTTGGAATCAGCGAAACACTCATGTCCGGTGACGCATCGAATAATAACTACAGTTCAGCACTCATTGCAGAAGCTCCAGCAAGGCGAACCTTTGAGCGATGGCAGGGAATCGTTGGAAGATCCTTGGCCGAATGTCGCTTTGAGCCAAACAAGTCTTTAGCTTGGTCACAGATCCACTTAGCGTCCGAACACGGAATTATTCCCAAGGAAATCCTCAAGAACATCAAAGTGACTTGTGAGGCTTATTCTCTTCAATCGAGAGAGCATCAAAAAGAAGCAGAGATGAACAATATTTATCACAACATGGGTGTTAAGTCTATCCAGACGATTCGTTCTGAACTTGGACTTGATAACGACACGGAAGCATCAAACTTCATCAAGCCAATTGTAAACGAAAAGGCTAGTGCCACCGAAACTGACCCGATGAACCCTTCATCAAGAATAGACACTGGCGGTGCTTCGCAAGGTGTTGGTGGTGGCGATCAAGTTCAAGACTCCGCACTCAATGGAACACAGATTGCATCACTTGTAGACATCATTCATCGATGTACTATTGGTGAGATTCCAATGGAAAGTGGCAAAGCAGTTGCAAGAGCATCCTTCCCTGCAATTACACCGGAGATGATTGACCTCATGTTCCGTGATGTAGTAGTCAAGATTCCAGAACCAGTGCAACCTACAAACCCTGTGTCAAGTTCTTCACCAGAAAAACTAGACGCTCCAACAAATACACCATCAGTTACAGAATAATTCTTGACACAGCTAGACGATGGAATGTAATATCATACTATGAATGCCGTTTTAGAAAATAAATCTGGTGCAGTAGACCGAATCAAGTGCATTGTTTACGGTGTGAAAGTGCTTGGATTTAACTCTATGAATGGCCGAATCTACGATCCAAAAGCAATTCGTGATGCAGTACCGCTTTACGAAAACGCTCCAGTAAACAAAGATCATAAAACCGAAGCTCCATTGTTTTCTGACAGGCTAGGATGGCTTCAGAATGTTCGCTTTACTCCAGAAGGATTATATGCGGACTTCCGTTATAACCCCCATGCTGATGGGATTGAATCATTTTTGTGGTTCGCAGAAAACAATGGCCTCGGTGATGTAGGCTTTAGCCATCTTGTTAGTGGCAAATCAATTCCTGACCAAGATGGAACAGAAAGAGTTGTCAGAATCGACAGAGTTAGATCGGTGGACTTAGTTGCAAACCCTGCAACGACCACCACCATTTTTGAATCCAAGGAGATCGCAATGAAAAATGACAAGATGATGACCGAAGAGAACCCTGTAAAAGAAATGTATAAGGAAGAGGTTCCTGATGTTGCACCCACAGAAGCACCTGTTGCTGCACCGACTGAAGAAGAACCAGCTTCTGATATGCTCAAGAAAATCATGGATATTTGCGTTGGGCCGGGCGAAGGTTCGGCTAAAGGCAAGATGATTCTTGATCTTATCGCTGCTGCCACTGGTCTTGGTGTTGGCGATATGGCTGCCGAAACCACAGATGTAACCGGAACCAACAAAACTCAAGGTACACCCGCACAGGCGAACCTTGGTGATGAAGAATCTGGCGAAGAAGAAATGGATGACGAAAAGAAGGAGTCAATTAACGAACTTCTTGAACTTCGCAAGTGGAAAGCTGAAAAGCTTAATGAAGAAAAAATACTTTCTTTGCTTAGAGAAAGTAAATTGGAGCCAACCCCTGTGTTTGTAAAGCAACTTTCCGCTATCGGTGAAACGATGTGGGCAGAAGCGATTGAAGACAGGAAAAAGGTTGCTCTTGTTCGAGCTAGTGTTAAGCCAGTTAGTTCGACTGCAATCCAAGGCGAGTCGAATTATCAACAGTTTAGAGAAAATGTCCTTGGCAAGTAAGCCATCATTAAGGAGTCCTATCAATGGCGATTACTTACAGTTTCAATGCGACTAATCCTGTGGTGGCCCCAGTTGCCACCGCTAAAGCGATTGCAGTAGGCGATCTAGTAGCTTTATCTTCGGGTAGTGCTATTTCCGCTCTTGATTTCACTTGGGATACCAACTTAGCAACTACTCAAACTGCGTTTGCGAGTGCTTTTTTGGGTGTGTCAGGTCAATTAAAGAGAGCAGATGTAGCCCTTGTGTACGGTAACTCAGTAGACAACCAAATTCGTGTTGACTGCTCTGGTATCTACGCTGGAACTTATACTGGTTCCGCCCTTCTAGTTGGGGATTTTGTTGGCCCCACCTCAGTATCTAATGTTCTTCAGCCCCAATCTTTAGTTAAAGTTGCTTCCGCTGCTTTAGCTATTGGTCGAGTTGTTGAAGCCCTTGCTGGTACTGGTACTGTAAAATTCCAATTGTTGTCTAGTCAAAACCCTGTGGCCCGATAATCCACAACTTTTTAAGGAGATTAGTATGAAGAGTCTAGGTAAAAAGCTGAAGGAATTCGGCCAACAGAATGGTTTGGCTAAAACCAAAGCGTTCTTTTCGGAATCTATTGCTAAAGGTGATGTTGCAGTAAATCGCATCTCACTTAGAGGTCTTGCAGAAGGCATCATGGGTGACGATTGGGCCGAACAGCTTAATCGTTTCAATGGGCCTGAACGAACCTTTATGGAAGCGACCGAAGCAGTAGATGCTTCTAACTTTGCTGCCATCACTGGTCAGATTCTGATTACCACTGTGCAAGAAAAATACAAACTGGCATCGTTTATCGGTGACCAACTTGTATCTACTATCCCTGCTGGTCAGAACCTTTCTACTGAGATCATCCCTTGGTTATCGGACATCAGTCCTTCGCCAGAAGTGGTTCAGCCCGGTATGCCTTATCCACAGACTCAGTTCAGTGGTAACTATGTACGACTTCCAGCCATCGAAAAGGTGGGTAGAATTTGTGCAATTACCGCAGAAATGATTTACTCGGATAAGACTTCTCAAGCTTTGGCATCTGCCGAATCCGTAGGTACTTATTGCGGTCTTGTTCGTGAAGAGAGAATTCTCAACACGGTACTCGGCCTCACTGGTAGCTATGTGTACGGTACTGCTGCTGGAGCCGAAGCGACTTTGAATACCTATTCAACGACCGCTCAATCTGGCATGACATTTGGATTCATCAATAAGATCGCATCTTATTCGTTGAGCAACTTTGCTTCTATCAACACGCTAGAACAGTTGTTTTACCAAATGAAAGACCCAAATACTGGCAAGCCAATTGATATCTTTGGCCCCGGTATGCAGATGTTGGTAATGCCTTTTCAGAAGTACACTGCGAGCAGGATTCTCAATCCTCAAACAGTTACTAAGAATGGGCCATTCGCAACATCTGGTGATGTTGAACAGTTGGAAAGTCCTAACCCATTGGATACTAATTATGGTCTTCTCACATCCGCTCATGCGAGAAACCTGTTGGTAACCAGCGGTATTGCTGCTTCAACCGCAGACAAGTATGTTTACTTGGGTAACTTCAAGAAAGCGTTTGTCTGGAGAGAGGCAAAGCCTATGGAAGTTGTTCAAGCTCCCGCTAACAACTGGGCTGAGTTTCATCAGGACATTGCGGTTGCCATCAAGGCTTCTTGGTGGGGTTCTGCTGGTGTTACTGATCCTCGTTATGTGGTTCAAGGTCTTCCCGCCTAGTCCTACCTACCTGAAGTTGGGGGCCAGTTCTTGGCCCCTGACATTCTTTTTAAGAGGTTATTATGCCAACACCATCTGAGAACCTCCTGACAATAAGAAACAACTATATAAACGCATTGGTGACTGATTCTGCTAGCCCTCAACCTTCTTATTCATGGGAAGGTGTTGCTGTTTCTAGGACAGAGTGGAGACAGCAAACATTACAGCACATTACGCAGCTAAATAAGCTAATGACTTATGTTAATCCTCAGACATTTAAAACACAATTCATGTAGGAGTGGTATATGCCTACGCTAAATTTGTCTCAGGAATATCATGTATTTGACAATCCAGAAGTCTTAAATCTTAAAAACATTGATAATACAACGGCAACAACAAGTTACGGATTTAGAAGGGCAATGACCCTTGCTTATACCGATCAAAGTGGTGTGGCTAAAATTGAAAACATCACAAGATTTTTAGTATGGAAAGCAAATCTTAGTGGTTTTAAACCAATGGTTGATTGCGAAATTACGGATGCAAGTTCAGTTAAGTATTATGTAAACAGCATTGATAACGCTGGAAATAGAGAGTATTACGGATTGGATTGCACCCAACAGAGTTAAATATGAATAACAAAATATACCGCAAGCCAAGACCGATTATGGCAGCTAATGTAAATGATCGTTACACTACGATTATAGATACTGTTGCAGAAAAACTAGTTGATTTAACTTACACCGTATACAAGCGTAAGGGTGCTGTTATTAGAGAATCTGACGCATTCCCATGCGTAGTGATAGCACCATCAGAAGAAGGCGAAGAACTAGGGATAGAGACTCTTGGTGGCATATCTGAATATATATATTCTGTAAAAGTCTATTACATTCAAGAATACGCTAGGGATTTAATTTATACGGATCTTGATGACAGGTACAAAATTAGAAAAGAAATATACCAAATAAGTCAGTTTCCATCGTCACTTAGCCCATCAAGAATAAACATCAAAGGTATTCAGCCGTTTTCCGTCAACAACAACCCGAATACAGTTTACAATGTGACTGGTTTTAAGGTATCATATGGATTCATGGAACAGGGTTTAGTTTAATCTAAGGAGTCAAACATGGCAGCAGTAGACAATATTTTTATTACAGGAAAAACAGCTAGACTTATTATCGAGAGAACTGATACCGCAGTTCCGATTTCCATTCCTTGTACATCTGTTACTGTTGCTACAAAGATGGATACTCCTGAAGCAAGCAATTACAATTCATTAGGTTTTGTTCAACTTGTTGCTGGCATCCAAAGTGCAGAAATAACTGTAGATGCAGTTTATGACAAAGCACAAATGCCAGTTATTTTTGCTGGTATGAAGGCAGATGTGATTTTTCAACCAGACGGTGGAAGAACTCCATTTACGGCAATACCTCCAACCGATAATCAGACTACATTAAATACAAACGAATATCTCGCATATGATGGAACACCAGCTACATTTGCATTCCCAAATTGCACAGTAACGAATGTAACTTATGATGTAGCGGTAAGAGATGTTCAAAAATTTAAGGTTACATTAGTTCCTTCTTCCGCTCCCGGTGTTGATTTTGGAGATGTCGCATTCTAATTAGGAGTTTAAATAATGGCTATTCTTTCAGGAAGATTTGCGACAGTAAATATTGGAGCTTTAACTGGTGTTCCAGCAACCAATGTTTCTGTTAATTCAAAAGCAGATGTTATCGATACGACTACATTTATAAACGAAGGTTTTGATGCTCACGCTATTGGTCTGTATTCCGCAGAAATAACTTTAGACATTCTTGAAGTTTATAATGGATACGGATTCAAACAAGGCGATGTCGCTTCAATATCAATTATTGATGGAGAATCTGTTACTCCTCAAACAATTACAATAACCAACTGTATACTAACAGCAGTTAACTATACCTCTGATGTAAAAGATGTTCAAAAAATGAGCCTTACTTTTGCAACTTATGGAAATTTTGATTTTGAAATCGGTAATCTTGATTAGTTTTTTTTAAAAGGAAGCAAACATGGCAGATACAGTTGGAAATTTATTGAACTCCAGCGGTGAAGGTTCTTTAACCATTGAATACAATGGGAAAAAATACACCGCTGGATTAATTACCCAAAAAGTCAAAGCTGAATTTGAAAAGAGGATGGAGAAGAAGGCTCTTGATTCTGTTTTCTCAATGAAAGATAGACTTGAACCTGTTGAATTCCGTGAAGCGATTTCTTCTGTAACCAGAGATATTGCAAGTGGTGTTTATTCGTTTGGTAGTGATAACTCGATATCAAGCTTGTCTACACCAGCGGGTGCATTGTCATTTGCATCGATATTATTCTCTGCACCTGAGAACGAGATTCAAGATGTAATGCTTGCAGAGAACGACAGGTTTGAGGCAGTGATGGAGTTAGTTCGGGATAAATCCTTCCCAAACGGCAAGAAGGTGTAGGTGAAGGTTCTTTTAATCCAAAAGAACCAATACCTCCACCTAATCTAAAAAACTTCTATGTGAATTTGATGGATAAGCCTTATCTCCTTAGACCTTGGGAGATTGAGAAGTTGACAGATAGGCAGATAGTTGAACTTTATTATCGGAAAAGGGATGATAAAGGAATTCCTGTTAGTATTCCTGATGAAAAACACGAATGGAATACTAGGAAGAAAATTGTTTCTATCGAAGATATGATGTTGCAAAGATACCTTAATTTTATGAAAATGGGAGCATCTCTAGGGGCGAATGAAGCCAAGATGAAAGCTTCTTGGGTAAGGCAATTTGGAAGCGTACCACCGGGAATAAAATAATGGCAGATATTCCATTAAAATCAGAAGAAGAAACAACGACTGATTTGGTGGGTGCAATTGAAGATATTGCCCAAAGCGTCAAAGCTGGATCTAGGGATTTCAGCAAGACTTTTGGTGGTTTAACTACAGCAATCAGGAAGCTGCAAACCACCCTTGTAAACGCAATCAAATCAATCAAAGTACAAGTAATAACTAAACCAGAAAAGCCTATAAAACAGCCAGCCAAGGTCAAGGAAACATCAACCAAGGAAGTTGTAAAAGAAACAAAAACAAAGACAGAAGCAGCAGCAGAAAAAAAGACTAAAACTCCAAAAGCAGAAGCATCAAAAGAAACTGCTGCATCAAAAAAAGCCAAGGAACCAAAAGAACCTTCTGTACCAAAGCTTCCAAGGGTTTTAAAACCTGTAGATCCAGTAGAAGCAGCAGAAAAAGAAAAGAAAAAGAAAAGAATAGAAGAGTCTGCTGAATTATTATTACAAACCAGAAAAACCAATGCACAATTAGCTGCATTGCGTTTACAAAATGCATTAAATCCAACTCCTAAAGCACCGCCAAAAGAAAAACCAAAACCTGTTGATCCTCAAGAAAAAGAAAGAATAGTAAAAGAAAAAGTTAGAGAAAAAGAAATAGAAAAAAGGCAAGAGAGGGTTAAGCCAGTAAAAATTTCATCTTTGATTGAAGGTATCAATCAAACCGGAGATGCTTGGTCTAAAATGATTTCTGGGGTAAGAAAATCAATAATAGAAAGCGATAAAGCTAGAAAAGCAGAAGAAAACAAAGTTGCAAAAACTGGTAAAGAAGGAACTAAAGATTTTGTTGGGCCTCCAAAAAAACTTTTTGATAAAAATGAAAGAAAAATTTCTGATGCAGCAGAAAAAGAAAAAGCTGATGAAGCAGAAAGAAAAGATAATGCAGATCGAGAAGCTGCTAATGCAGAAAAAACATTAAGAACATATTTTAGAAAACAAGAAGAAAGACAAGCAAGCCAAGAAGAGAAAGCTGCTAATGATCTAATCAAACAGCAAGAACAAGCTGCAAGAGAACTAGCACAAGCTAATCAAAAAACCAAAAGAGAACTTGATTCTTTAGTTGCTGGATTTCAAGGACTAAGTTCTTTATTTAAAGGCCCATTGGTTAGATTTGGTTTGAATATGGTGGCTAAAGGGGTTGGTTATAAACAGCCCAAGACCATGTCAAAAGGTGGAGATGTTTATTATCTTGCTGATGGTGGCATAGCAATGAAGCCAAAGGGTACAGATACCCAGCCAGCAATGCTTACTCCCGGTGAGTTCGTTGTAAACAGAAGTGCTGCTCAAGATCCAGAAAACAGAAAGCAACTTGAGTCGATAAATAGCGGAAAAAACAAAAAGAAGGTTGAGTATCACTCTTCAGGTGGTTCGGTTGGCGGAGTTGGTTATTATGCTGCTGGAGGGGCAGTTCTTGCAGGGGCGGGAGTTGCAATTGCTGCGGTTGGTACTGCAATAAACAGCGTTACAAAATCATTTGCTATTGCAAGCGAAGCCGTATCATCTTTTGCAAGTGCGGTTCAAAAAGCAAACCCTGCCTTGATGGAACAAGTTGGTCTTGCAATGGATGATCTTCAAGGTGTTATTGGAAGAGCATTAACTCCAGTAATAACCATGATTATTCCGTTGATAAGGGATTTTGCAGACTATGTTGATTATGCTGCAAAAAAGTTTGCTCCGGCAGTTGAATCAATTGTAAAAATATCAAAAGAGTTAATGAAACCCTTGCTTGAACTTGGGGTGACAATCGCAAATTCATTAATGCCTTTTGTTAAACTTTTTGTTTTGCAATTTGGAGGTATAGTAAAAATACTAATACCAGTGATTGACCTTTTGTCTTCATTATTTGAAACATTAACATTATTAATAGAACCACTTGGTGATTCAGAATTTTTGTTTGGTGTGTTTAACAATTCCATTGAAATACTTTCTAGGGCTGTTTCGATTGTTGCTGGAACAATTCAGTTGGTTATAGGTGCATTTGTTGTTGGTGTGTCAAAGATGATTGAAGTACTTGGTGCAATGGTTGACTACATTCCATTTTCTGGAGATGCTGGAAAATCAATAGAAGGATTTGGAGAGAAAGTTGGTAAGGTTGGCGAAAAACTTTATAACAAATCTATAGAAAATTTTAAATCAGTTGGCGAAGGAAAACCAAGAAGATTTAGGGCTGGAGAAATGTCAGGTGATAAAGGACTTCAAAAAGATTCTTCGTATGGTGCAGCGGTAAGACAAGTGCAATCATTTTCTATTGCTGGTATTGGTGACGAGATGAGAAAGAATGCATTGATGGCCGGAGTAGGGCAAAAAACACAAGAAGAATCATTGAATCAGATAGAAAAAAACACTGGTGAAATGGTAGAACTATTCAAAAACATGAAGGTTCCACAAGGTACTGGTGCTGGTGGAATTGTTGGGCCAAATCCTAATGGGCAAAAAGACAAATGGAAAGATGGTAGTTGGTGGTAATTAAAAAAAATAACGGAGATGTATAATGCCTTTAGTTCCTAATGATAATCAAGCTTGGTGGGATTCAGGTAAAATATCTGAAAAGGTAGGTGGTATATCTCCCGGTGTGTCTTCAATTGCTGTTGATGGAGAAAGCAGATCAACTCTTGTTTACATAGTAAATGGGCCAGTAAATAACGCTGACACGCAAAATCCACTTGATGTTTTTTGTCAGCAACTTCTTGGCTCAACAAGCATTGACACTGTTAATGGTTCTTTAATAAGAACTCCGCCAATGGCTCATCCTCAATACAGGTGGCTTTATGCCGACAGAGTATCAAGCATAAAAGGTATTGGGCCTAAAAGAGTCGATCCAAATAATAACCAATCAGAATTGTTTGGATTTAATACTTCTGCAACATCATCTTGGCAGTATGTTCCACCATATTATGCTGTATATGAAAAGTATGAAATAGTAGTAGAGTTTTCTTCAAGGCCATATATCGCCATAGACAATAACACGATGGATCTTCTTGAAATAAAAGATCCCGGGCTTTATAAAATAACTTCTGCTACAACTCCTCCTGTTGGAGGTATACCAGATAATCTTTATTATAAAGACGATGGATCTGAAGTCACAATAACTGGAACTCCATATCGTGAATACAGAAGATTTGTTTCTTACACTACAGAAACATCAGCAGAATATCTAGCGTTTAAGTCTGGTGCTTATATGTTTGATTCTGATGTTGGAAATATAAATAACCAACCTATTCCGGGGTTTTATGGAAAAATATTAATACCAAAGGTGGTTGTAAAGTTAACTTGGCATATGGTTCCATATTATTTTATAGACCCAAAATCAACAGAAGGAACAAATGTTTTTGAAGGACTTGGAAGAGTAAATCAAAAGCAATTTTTTGGATTTAATCCCGGTGAATTGCTTTTTACTGGATTTACAAATGTTCCCAAACCTAAAGCACAATTTACAAATGTAGATTACAATTTAGCAAGTGTTAGTGAACTTGGAATTCCAAATATCAATGAGGTGATGAATGTCGATGTAACATTTAATTTTCTTTATATCCCTGTTTTTTCTTATGATGCTGCTGGTGATCCGTACCCTACTTCTCCATCTGGAGTTATAAATCCAGAAAACAAGAGTTATATAAATGCAGGGCATAATCTTGGCCCTGCAAATTATAATAAAAAGTATTATCCTGTGGTTTCAGTAGATCCTGCTGTTACTTTGGCTAATCTTCAGAAATCACCTGTTTATGGTAGTTATCCTTTTGAGTTGATGTTCAACGCAAAACCGTATATAATGTCGAAGAATCCGTAGAATAAGGAGTATTCATGCTAGCTGGAACTTACAACATAATCTGCGAGCAGGGTGCTACTTTTCAGCGGAACATCTCCGTTGTAAACGCTGACAATACCGAACCTGATTACAATACATCTACCGCTAGAATGCAAGTTAGACCAAATGTTGCATCAGAAGTGATTATTATTGAGTTAACCACAGAAAACGACAGAATAATTCTTCTAGATAACACTATTACACTTAATATTACCGCAGATGATACAGAAGCGTTGCCAACAGGTGCTTACAAATACGACCTTGAAATACAGACTGGTGTAGATGTAATCAGGCTGGTTCAAGGAAGCTTTACGGTTTCTCCAGAAGTCACTAGACCAGTACCGTAAGGAGCGTCATGGCAACAGATATTTTCGCCAGAGTAACGGTATTAGAAGACCCTGTAGGAGTAACAATTTCTGCTCCACAGGTTGTTCCTACTTTATCTGATCCTGTATCTACGGTAACCATATTAGATAACAGCAATGTCGCAATTCTAAGATATGTTAGTTTTACTCCATCGTCTTTATCAATAAGCCTTACGGCTCAATCAAATGTGTTTACGGTTACAGGTAGTCCGATTACCACTAATGGAACATTTGATCTAAACTTTATTAATACTGGTGCTAATACATTCCTTGCTGGGCCAGTAAGTGGGTCAGGATTACCTTCGTTTAGGGTTATTAACAAAGCTGACATTCCTGACATCTCTTCTACATACTTAACCGCTGTAACGCATAACAATACGCTTACCGGAAATGGAACCGCTGCCTCACCGCTTATCGTGGTCACAGGTGGGGCGGTTGGTTCTGTGAATTCAGTTGCAATGACCTCAACTGATTTTACCATTTCCGGTTCTCCTATAACTTCGTCTGGAACACTCATTGCAAATCTTACTGCAACTGGTGTTTCATCTGGAACATATGGTTCAGCAACGCAAATACCTGTTGTTACAGTTAACGCAAAAGGACAGATTACAAATGCAACTACAGCAGCTATCTCGATTCCAACACAAGGATTAACATCTGTTGGAATTCTTTCATCTAGTTTAACTGTTACTAATTCTCCAAGAACAACCAACGGAAACATTACGGTTGAAACTGCTCCAACTGGAGTAACAACAGGTGTTTATGGAAGCAATTCATCCATTCCACAAATCACAATTGGTTCTGATGGTAGAATTACATCAGCAGTAAATTTATCTGTTGGAACGCCCGGTAGTGGTATTGGTACAGTTACTTCAGTTGGTTTAGCTTCGTCTACATTAACGGTCACCGCAAGTCCAATTACTTCTAGTGGATTTCTTTCAGTTAACCTTGCAGCATCTGGTGTAATAGCTGGAACATATGGAAGTTCAGTAAACATACCTGTGTTTACAGTTAATTCTTTTGGGCAAGTTACTAATGCTTCAACATCTGTAATCAATGTTTCAACATTAGGAAATCTTGATGGGGGTGTAGCAAATAGCGTATATTTAATAACACAAAATGTTACTGGTGGTAACGCAAGCGGAGTTTAAAACATGGCAATTCAAATTCAAATTAGACGAGATACAGCAGCAAACTGGACAAGTGCAAATTCAACTTTAGCACAAGGAGAGTTAGGTCTTGAAACTGACACTAACTTTTTAAAAATTGGAAATGGAACGAATGTTTGGACACTTCTCCCTTATTTTGCATCATCTTCTGGTGGTGTTTCATCAATTATTGCTGGAACTGGTATTAGTGTAAATTCTGCAACAGGCAATGTTACAGTAACTAATTCTTTATCGTCTTCTGGAGGTACTATTTCTGGTACATTAGTAGTTACTGGAAGTGTATCATGTACAGCACTTTTTAATGCGGATATAGATGGAGGTAGTTTCTAAATGGCAAATACAACGATCAATGTAACTTCTACTGCTGATTCTGGTGCTGGTACGCTTAGGCAAGCAATTACAGACCTCAATGCAATTTCTGGTAGTCACACGATTACCTTTACCGGACTAACAGGCACGATTACGCTGGCATCCGCATTGCCAGCAATCAATAAAAATATGACGATCACAGGGCCAGGCTTAAGCTCTTTGACCATTAGTGGTAATAGTTTATACCGAATTTTTTATATCAATACTGGATTTACAGTATCTATTACTGATTTGACAATATCAAATGGTCGAGCAGTAGGAGTAGGTGTATTGGGTTATGGTGGTAGTATTTTTAATAACTCAAGTGCAACACTAACAGTTAACAATTGTTATTTTTCTGGTGGTTATTCAAACGCTGGAGGTGCTATATTTAGTTATGGAACATTAACAGTTACTAACACATCATTTGTTTCTAACACAAGCACAGGTTCTGGTTCTAGTATAACATCACTTGGTGGCGGTTTGACTGTAGGTAATTGCACATTTTCTGCAAATACTGGTTCAGCAATTTATACTCAAACTGCTGGATCTGTAATTTATAATTGTACTTTAAATGGTAATTCTTATAATGGCAGCACAATTAGCGGAATACACTTTGCAATAAATGGTGCTGCATCGTTACTTTCCAGCACAATATCTGGAAACACTAGCTCAAGTAGTGGTTATGCAGGTGCTGTTTATTTGGGTGAATATTGTTCTCTTACACTTAAAAACACAATCATTTCTGGTAATACAGGTGTTGCAGATTTTAATTCTTACTCAAATGATCGTAGCATAGCTTCCGCAGCAACAAACATTATCGGAACTATTTCTACTGCTTCTGCAACAAGTGCTGCAAGAGTAATTGGCAATCCCCTCCTTAGCTCCTTAGCAAATAATGGTGGTTTAACTCAAACTATGGCAGTTGGTGCTGGTAGCGTGGCAATCAACGCTGGAACAGCAGCAGCGACTAACGCATCACCAGTTAGTGGACTAGATCAAAGAGGTACAGCACGATCAGCAACTACTCCTACTATTGGGGCGGTTGAATATTTTGCTCCAACACCAACACCTACTCCAACTCCAACTCCAACTCCAACTCCAACCCCAAGCCCAACCC